ACTTGAAAAAGGCATTAGCATTGTTCGTACTCGCAAAGTAAACACCTTTAAAACGATATGGCGCAAGATTACAGGCCGTGACGTTCTGGAAGGCCCTATTGAGATAAAGTGCTCAACAATTCCGGTTGTTCCTGTTTATGGAAAATCGACGACTATCAAGAAAAAGAAAATTTACCGCTCTGCTATTCGTCACAGTAAAGACGCTCAACGCATGGCTAACTATTGGGATAGTGCGGCAACTGAATCAGTGGCGCTTGCGCCTAAAGCTCCGTTTAGTGGCACCCCAGACCAAATAGAAGGTTTTGAAGATGAGTGGGAGAACGCAAACACAAGCAATTTATCGTTCTTGCCGTTCAATCCGCAAACACCTGGCGATAGAGGCCCGCAAAGACAGCAGCCCGCAATAGTGCCATCGGCTGAAATATCACTAAGTATGCAGGCATCCGACAAGATTAAGTCAACGATGGGTATGTTTGATGCTTCAGTTGGCGCGCAAGGTAACGAAACGTCTGGTCGAGCAATACTGGCAAGGCAGCGTGAAAGCGATACCGGCTCATTCCGTTTTATTGACAACTTATCTAAGTCTATTCGCCGTGTTGGTCGCCTATTGGTCGAGTTGATACCAACGGTTTACGATACAGAGCGCGTTGTTCGCATGAAATTCCCTGATGAAACAGAGGATTTTATAAAGCTGAACGAACAAGTGTTTGACGACGAATCAGGCAAGTGGGTAACCATTAGCGATTTATCAATTGGCAAGTATGACGTTGTTGTGACTACTGGCCCAGCTTATACGACACAACGAATGGAAGCTGCTGAAGCAATGATTCAATTTGCTACCGCTGTTCCTGCTGCTGCTGCTGTTATGGCTGACCTTATTGCTCAAAATATGGACTGGCCTGGCGCTGATGTTATTTCTGAGCGGTTAAAGAAAATTGTTCCACCTGAAGTATTAACAACCGAAGAGCGCGAGCTTCTTGCAGAAGATATGCCAGAGCAACAAGAGCCATCACCAGAGCAACAGCTTCAAATGAAAGAGCTTGAAGTGCGCAATACTGAAGCCGAGGCGAAAGCCGCTGAAGCTGAAGCCGATATGTTTAAGGCCCAGCTAGAAACCGACGAGGCCAAAGCGCAATTGAAAGCTATCGAGGAAGGTGCGCAAGGCGGCGATCAAGCGTTTATGCAGGTGAAAGAGCTAGTTGCTACGGCACTGGCTGAAATCATGGCAGCAAACCCTTAATAAGCTGTTAGTAACTTGTTGAAAAGCTGTTTATAGATTATTATTTATGCAACGTTACCTGTGACGTTTTCATAGGGCTAAAATTCGTATAGGACATATACGCCATGAGTGATGAGAAAGACCAAGATGAAGCCAGTGGCTTTGTTTGCGAATCAGAGGAAGCTATTGAAGTTGAGGTAGTATCACAGGAAGTTGAGCATAAAGAAGAACAGGCCAGTTCGGAAAATGACAACACTGAAGTTGATGCTAGTAAAGTTGCTGAAGCGAAAGCTGGCAATGAAGACGAATCAACCAACAAAGACAAAACTGATTCTACCGGTGATGATGCTACCGCCGAAACCGATAAGACTGGTAAAAAGTCCAAAGGCGTTCAAAAACGTATCGATAAAGTGGTAAGGGAGCGTGAAGAAGAGAAGCGTAAAAACGAAGCTCTTCAGGCTGAACTAAAAGAACTCAAGGGTGAAGGCGATAAACCAACACCGGCAGGCAAAGAGCCGGTCGAATCAGAATTTGATACTTACGATGAATATCTTGATGCCTTAGATAAATACGACGAATCAGCCGGTGATAAAAGCGGTGAGGTTGTCGAACTCGTCAAGAAAGAAAATGAATCGCAAGATGTTATTGAAATAACTGATTCGCAAAAAACAGCCATCGCAGTCACGCAAGAACGTGTAGCTCAAGCTGAAAAGCCTGATGATTTTGACGAAGTTGCACTTAATCCTGAGGTTCCTATTACTGGCGATATGATAGAGGCACTATCTGAATGTGATGACCCTGCAAAGGTTATGTATCATTTAGGCAAGAACAAAGACCTTGCCGCTGAAATAGCTGGTAAGTCTACAGTCCAGCAAGCTAGAGCAATTGCCAAGCTTGATCTTACTGTAGGTAAGCCGGTTAAACCGACACAAATAACTCAAGCGCCGGACGCTATTGCACCCGTTGGCGGTTCTGATGCACAAAAGAAAGCGCATAGTGATATGAGCTTTGCAGAATTTGAAGCTGACGACAAAGCGAGAAACTCCCAGCGTAAATCGAATTGGAATTAACGGAGAATAATCATGGCTGTAGAAAGCAATAATATTTTAACAGATGACGTAATTGCTAAAAAAGCATTAGTCCTGTTGAAGAATAACCTGGTAGCTGCTCGTTTAGTTTACCGAGACTACGAAAAAACATTTGGTAAAGTTGGCGATACAATCCGTCTTAAATTACCATTCCGCACAAAATCAGCTTCAGGGCGTACGTTGGTTAAACAGCCTTTAGTTGATCAAACAGTACCGTTTTCAATTAACCGTCAAGAGCACGTTGGCCTTGAATACACGGTAAAAGATAAAACGCTTGATATTGAGCAATTTGCAGAACGCTACTTGAAGTCTGGCATGATTCAAATGGCCAATGTTGTTGACCGTTCAATCTTGCTTACCTTGAAGAACGCCTTCCATACTTCCGGTACACCTGGCGTTCGTCCTGGTGCGTTTATCGACTTCGCAACTGCAGCAGCTAAGCAAACAACCTATGCTGTTCCTGATGATGGCATGCGCCGAGCGGTTATTGACCCGTTCACTTGTGCGTCACTATCTGACGAAGTAACCAAGCTGTTTAAAGAAAGCATGGTTGAAGCGGCATATAAGAAAGGTTACAAAGGCCCTGTATCTAATTACGATACTTACGAGTCTCAAAACCTTCCCAAGCATACTGTTGGCGACCACGGCGGCACACCATTAATGGCGGCACCTGGTACGAACACCAATACCATTCAAACTGATGGTTGGGATGCTTCAACTACCGGCCTATTACTTGAAGGTGATGTATTCACTATCGACGGTGTTTACGGTGTTAATCCTCAGTCTTATGAGTCAACCGGCATTCTCCAAGAGTTTGTTGTACAGCTTGACGTTGATTCTGACGCTGGCGGCTTGGCTACTGTTACATTCTCGCCACAGATGAATGACGGCACGCTTACAACTACTAACGATGACGGCGACACTGTTAGCTTGGGCGCTTACAAAAATGTAACCGCATTGCCTGCTGATGATGCGCCTATCACTGTTCTTGGTGCGGCCAACACGACTTACGAGCAAAATTACTTGTTCCATCGTGACGCTATCGCGCTTTGTGTTGTTAACTTAGAATTACCTAAGTCCGCAACCGTTAAAGAGCGCGTGTATGACCCAGAATCAGGTTTATCAATCCTGCTTACTCAAGCATACGATATTAACGAAATGTCAGAAGTGACACGTATTGATATTGTTTGGGGTGCTCAGTTGATTTACCCAGAACTGGCCATGCGTTTATGGGGTGCTGTCAGCGGTTAACCGTTAACCACCGAATAGAAAGCCCGCCTAGTGCGGGTTTTTTTGGTACAAACGTTTAACTTTTCAATAAGGCGATGAACATGGCCAAGAAACAAGCAGAAAAAGTAATCAATCCGAAAATTAGCATATTCCTATTCAGCAAAGAAAAGCCAAAAGGCGAGATATTTAAGTTTGTCGGCGGCAAAGAATCTGATGAGTACAAGGCAATGCTTGAAAACGGCTATTATGACACGCCCGCTCAATTGGATTTGCCAGAAGATAACAGCGTTGGCATTACTGTTGAACAAGCTGAAAATGCCGACCCTACACACTTAAAGATAATGCTGGAAAAAATCGGCTTTATCGTAATGACACCCGAACAGTTAAAAGCCGAAGTAAACAAGCTTGTTGATACTCATATCGATATTAAAGAGTTTACCGACGAAGCAATTATTGAAGAAGCTGAGCGCCGTGGATTAAAAGAATCCAATATTGTTGCGGACGAGCTTAACAGCCTCCTTGACCGCTTCAATGAAAACCCTGAAGCTTTGAACAAAGATGAGCTTGTTGCCTTGGGTAACAACGGTTATGCTCTTGGCTTGCGCTCAAACATGAAAGAAGCGACTTTAATCGCTAAAATCAACGAAGCTTTAAGCGCTGAATAAGGTGTTGTGGCATGGCTCAATCAGTAGGTGATTTAATAAGATCAGCAATGCGCAAAATTGGCGTGCTGGCTGCTGGTGAACCGTTGCCAGCCGACGAAGGAGACGATGCGAAAGTTGTCTTCAGTCAATTGGTTGATGCCTGGGCTTTAGAGTCCTTGTTGATACCAGTAGTCAGCGTTGTCGCAAAACAATTGGTCGTTGGTCAGTCTGAATACACTATTGGTATTTATCCAGAGCCAAGACCTGTGCCACTTCCTGAAAACCACATAGAAACGGCTAGGCCTGAGAAGATTCTAGCCGCTTTTATTCGTGATGCTTACGACACTGATTATATTCAAGAGATAATCGATGTTAAAACCTTCAGTCGTATAAGCCGAAAAACAAACAGCTCAAGGCCTTCACGGATTTATAATCGCAAGGGCTGGCCACTCAATACCATTATTTTTGAATCCCTACCCTATGCCGATGAAACGCTACACCTTGAGCTAGTACAGCCGTTGAGCGTTTACCTATCAACCGCCTCATTGACTGAAGTGGTGAATTTGCCGCCAGGCTATGAGCAAGTTCTTATTTATAACTTAGCCATAATGCTTGCCGATGAATGGGGTAAGGACGTTTCACCTTCAGTTGCCACTATTGCTATTGATGGAAAGAGGCGTATTAAGCGCGCCAACTTTAGAAAGCTTGTATTAGGCATGGATAGGGCGGTTGTTAATCAGCAGCGCGCCAAGGGTACGTATATAATCGACCAAGGGCCGTAAAATGGGAAAGCCAATACCAGTACCGCTAACCTCTAACACGGCAGAGCAAGACATTTCAGGTCAGGAGAGGCTTGTTAATGTTTTTCCGCGTAAGTCTACTGGCGGCAAATATCCCTTCAATCTAATCAATACACCAGGCTTAGCGTTTTTTACTGAGCTTCCTACATTTCCAGTTAAGGCTTTGCACGAGAACGGCGGTAGAATATTCGCTGTTACTCCGTCAAAATTATACGAGGTGTTTGCTAATGGTACTTTCAAAGAGCTTGGCGATGTTGATTTTAATGGTCGCGTGGTTGCTGAAGATAACGGTGCACAGCTTGTCATGGTCGATGGTAGCAGAGGCTATTACTACGACGACATTACCAAAGAAGTAAATCAAATCACTGGTGAAGGCTGGTACCCAGCTAGAACAGTTACATACCAAGATGGTTATTTTATCTTTGAGCGTAGCGGTACTGGTCAATTCTTTATATCTGATTTACTTAGTGTTGAGATCGATGCGCTAGACTTTGCCACGGCTGAAGGTCAACCGGACCCACTTTTAGCAGTACTAAGCGATCACCGCGAAGTGTTTATGTTTGGCACTCAAACAATTGAGGTTTGGTATAACTCTGGAGCTGCTGATTTTCCTTTTGAAAGAAATCAAGGTGCATTCATTGAAAAGGGATTAGGGGCTGCATATACCGTAGCCAAGCAAAACAACACGGTTTACTTTGTCGGCTCTGACTTGATGGTTTACCAATTGGCCGGTTATATTCCGCAGCGTATCAGCACGCATGTTGTTGAAGAGTCATTGAAAGGTGTTGATCTATCGGATGCGTTTGCTTATACCATGCAAGACGAAGGGCATTTGTTTTATATGCTGACGATACCGGCGCGTAAGTTAGCCTGGCGCTATGATATTTCAACGCAGGCATTGCATATCATGCAGGATTATCATTTTGGCCGTCATCGCTCCAATAACGCTATATTCATTAATAAAAAAACTCTCGTTGGTGATTTCCAGAATGGCCGTATTTACCAGCTTGCACGTAATCACTATCTTGATGATGGCGAGCCAATTGTGCGCGAGTTCGTTCTACCAACAATCAACAAAGGACGTGAGTTCTTAACGATCAATAGTTTTGAAATTGATATGTCTGCCGGTATAGGCCTTATTACTGGTCAAGGTTCCGACCCTTTAGCGTGGTTAGCATTCAGTAAAGACAACGGTAAAACATGGTCCAACTGGAAAGAGGCGAGACTTGGCAAAATTGGCGAATACCTAAATCGTGTGAAGTGGAATCGCTTAGGTTGTGCGCGTCAATTCACTATTAAAATAAGAATTTCTGACCCTGTTGATATTGATATTGGCGGTGCGTACATCGAGGCTGGCAGATAGTGACTGACGAAAACTTAGTATCACAGCCGCCACTAACAACGCCTATTAGCGACAATAACGGATTGCTAAGCAAGGCATGGGCTATATGGTTTCGTGACGTATACAAGCGCACATCGTACAAGGGCGGCAACGCTATTGATGATAACCTTGAATTAATTGACGGCACGATTGACACGCTTGAAGAAGCCATTGAGCAAATACTCATTAACGTGGTTAATATCTCTCAAAACGAAAGCGACATTTCAGACAATGCCGATAACATCACTACAAACGCCGAAGGCATTGCAGAGAATAAACAGGATTTAATTGATTACAGGAATAGAATTTTAGGCGATGCGTTACCGCCTGATTATGATGAGGATGCAGGTTACTTCATTGGCGATAACGTTTTAAATTTTGATGAAGACCCACAAAGGTACTTCAAGGCATTGGTTGATATGCCAGCGCCAGCAGGGGCTTTTAATGCAGCTAATTGGAATACGTTCACATATACGGAAGCGCTTATTAATGCGTTTGTTTCGGCTGGTTATGGCGGTATTGGTGTTGATGCGGTTGAGGTAATAGGAACAATTGATTCGACTTTTCAAACATTAGAAGGTTTTGACGTTGATCTCATTTCGTCGCCGCTAAATGTTGTGCACGACAAAGCAAATCATGGAATAAAGCTAGAGGCTCAAGGATTGTGGGAATTTACGATTAAAGTTGCCCTCACCTTTGACGGC